TAGCATTGGAATCCATAATGGCAAGGTGGTAAAACCATATCAACTAATTCTCCTACATTCCAAGCACTAACCATTAACCTTCTTGAATTGGGGTTTAATTTTAGTTGTTCTACTAAATTTTTGATTTGATCAATACCATTCCAATCTCTCCATTGTTTTCCGTAAATAGGACCTAATTCTCCCCAAACTTGAGAAAAGTTTTTATCTTTGAGTATACGAGTGGCAAATTGGGGTTGGGGTAAAGGTTCGTCTAAATCATACTCCCATACTCTTTTATATTGTTTATAAGCATCCCCATTCCAAATGTTACAATTATTTTTAATTAAAAATTCAATATTAGTATCCCCTTTTAAAAACCATCTTAATTCTGTTCTAATGGCCGCTAATCTTACACGTTTAGTAGTAAGTAGTGGAAACCCATCTTCCATTCTGTGTCTAATGGACATTCCAAAACGGCTTAGTGTACCTGTTCCTGTACGGTCATCTTTTTCAGTACCGTTGTATAATACTTCTGCTAATAATCCTCTATATTGCTCGTCTAGTCTATTCATTATCTATAATTATCTAAAGTAAAATTTGTGCCTGGTAAAGTATGAACTGACCTATTATGGTTTGTGTACACTAATACTTCTGGATCATCAATCAAAAAATCACAATCTTTACAATATGAAGGATAATTACCTTCTATATGCCCCTCACGTAATTTTTGATATTCATCTCCATTCCATATTTCATCAAATGTATTTTCAGACATATGTCCTAATACTGCTTCCTCATCCCTACCTAATACTTGGCAACAAGGATGTACCGCACCAGTTTTACCATCTAAACCACCTGCTCTAATTGTAATTTCAGGAGCAAATGGTCTACCACAAGTTTTTAACCCACCTTTTCTAACATTAGGATTTTCATAAACACCTGACCAATTATGCATCTTCCAAATTTCAGCTAGTGAATTAGTAGGTTCAATCCAATTTTGTTTATATTGTTCTATTTCGTAATCTAACTGATTATTATCTGTAATTAAATGATATGAAGCAATTTCTGTAGTTTGGTTAGTAGATGAAATATAATCCTGAGCTTCTATAGCATTTTTCTTTACAAACTCTAAAGCATCTCTATTCATCCATTCTTTATATTTTTCTTGATCATAACCAATAATAGAAAAGCGTATACGGCTTAAACCTTCATCTACACATTGTTTCATATAATCACCTTTAAATTTATACCCATTGGAAAAAATATAAGATAATATATTATATTTAGTTAAGATTTTAATATATTCTGGAAGTTTTCTATTTAAAGTAGCTTCACCTGACCCTTCTAGATTAACAACTTTAACTCCTTTTTCTGCACATTGTATAACATAATTTTCAAATTCATCTAAAGGCATACGTTTTAAAAAACCTTTATGCCTCCCAGGGTTGGTTTGGGGGCACATTTGACAAGTATAATTACAACCACCATTTATTTCTATTACAGCTCTTTCTATGTATGGGGTTACTATTTTTGTTCTTTTACTCATTCGAAAAATAATTGATAAATTCTATTAGCAACTAATGCTCTTTCTAAAACACATTCTACCCCATCATTACATCTCCAGTTAACCATAAAATTTTCAGGATCATCATTATGTTTAGAAAAAAAATAAGGTTTAACATGATTTAAAAAAGATTCTATAACTATATTTTTATTTTCTGTGCTGGGGGTTAATTCATAATTCATAACATTGTGTTCTACTAATCTGTTAACACCTACAATGTAATCTATATTATAGCCATTAGGATTAACTGAAGCATCTAATTTCCTGAGTTCATTCCAATATTCAGTAAAATTAACTCTATCTTTTTGACTATTATAAATACTTAAAAGTAAAATAAGTAATGACATTTTTACCCTAGGGGTATTTTTAATAGGATCACCAAAATTATTAAAATCTAATCTTTTTTCTCTTACTTCTAATACAATTTTATATAAATTTAAAGCTAACAATTCAGCTTCTTTTATATTATTTGATTCAAAACAACCCCATAACACCCCCATAGTTTGGTTAAAATCAACAGGAGATACATAATTTTGACCTTTGAAATCACTAATTACAGTTTTAATATGATTTAAATATTCATCAAATGCCGTGTTTAGTAACTTTATAGCGTCAAATCTATAGTATGGAAACTTAAAATCCCAAAAATCCATAAAATCCCAAAGGAGTGATTGGTAAGGAATTAAAGTGTTTTTGCTTAATCCTTTTTTAACAATATTTGTTTCTATCTTATTTAATCTAATAGCAAACGTTTTACTATCGGGGTGATCTTGTTTTTCAGAAAAATTTCCTAACGTTTTATATTTTCGTTGTTGTTGTTTGTAAAAATTACTTTTTTGGAAATGATAAGCAAGTAACGTATGATTAGGAACACAATTATTCTCTAGTTGTAGAGATATTAGTTTTTCTCCTCCAATATGGTAATCATTATAAAGAGAATTTTTAAGAAGATTTTTATATAAAATGTCTTTTATTTCCAAAATACTTGTATACTAATTAATATGAAACAAAGAATTAAACTAATAAAAGTTTTTAAACTAATACCCTCATTAAAAAAATAACCTACAAGTAAGGCATAAATAAAGATACCAATTGAAAATCCAATAAAACGAGCGGGCCATAATAACCCATCCATTCCTTCAACTGTATGTTTAGTTGCCCAAATATAAAAAAATGAGATAAATACTCCCATAAATGCTACAACCCATTCATACTTTTGGAATGATTTCCAGATGAATTGACCATTTAATTGAAACCAAACAAAAATATGGCCTAGTGTAAAATATAAGGTGCCCAGCAAAATTTCATTTATCTTCATTAAAACATATTTTTAAACCACTTAATTAATATACTTGCAGTTTTATAATTAGTAGCTAAGGGCACATCATGTACATCACAAAGTCTCATTAACATTGAAATATCAACATCGTGTGGGTGCTTGCCAAGTGGATCCCTCATAAATAAAACAGCAGTAATTTCTCCCCTTACTACCATAGCAGCTATTTCAGCATCTCCTCCTAATGGACCCGAGTTTACTAATTCAACATTTTTTATACCAGCATGTTTAACCTTAGAGCCTGTAGTACCAGTAGTTACTATATCAACTCCCTTTTTGTTAAAAAATTCTAATCTTTTTGATACAAAAGCAACCATATCTGCTTTCTTATTATCATGTGCTATTAATGCAAATTTCATTCTCCTGGTCTTCTAATTGATTTCCATTTATGTTCTACTATTTTATTAGGTTCATATTCAATGCCATCAGTTAATTTATTAGTGCCAAATAAATAGAGATTACCCTTATATTCTTTACCCTGGATTCTACGTTTGCCATTAAACGATCTAAATTCACGAGATGTAACTCTAACCCAATTACTTAAACTAGGTAAGTATACTTCTAAATTTCGAGCTGTATCAAAATCATACTCTAACTTGACGGTATTTCCTTTTTTTTCACTCATTCTCTAACCTCCAGTTTTCGTCTCCCCAATTGTATATAATTGAAAGAGGACCCAAATAAATTAATATAGCATAAAATAATGTTTCAGGGTTTTGGTCTTCATTAGGTTGAATAAAATCATACCCTAAAGTAAATCCCTCATGTGGCCATTTCCATGATACCATAAATTCCCACCATTTTCCTGTATTTTCACTATCAAATCTTAAACCCATAACTTATAACATTAAATCCCAATTTTCTAACTTCATCCAAAAACGCTCTAACCAAAGGTTTATTTTAACCCCTTCAACTAAATCTTCACCATCATAACCATCTTCTTTCATATGGGCTACTCTAGCAATCCCAAAATCTAAATAATCTCGGGCTTTATCATCATCTCCTAATTTACGAAATTCTTTTGCCTTAGCAAAACAATGGTGTAATACTTGTTTTTCTACTTTCATATTAAAATGGTAATTGTTCGTCTTTATTTTTATCTACTGGTTTTGAAATATCATCTAATTTTCTAACATTAAATGAACCAAATGGTGTTTCAGTAATTGATTTAACTTCTACCTCATATCCATCTTTGACAGTATCTTTTATTGCATGTGCTATTTTTCTAGCCATATAATCATTATCAGCTTGAATATACATGTCTAATTCAACTGTGTATCGTTTTTTATTTGCCATTTTCAATCATTAATTTATTAATATCATCTCTACCTTGCCACCCAAAAACTTCCCATTCCTGTTCCTCTTCAGGTAAATTTTCATCTATAATAGCAACCTCAAATGAAGTAGCATCTTTAACTTTAGTAACTGGGCCTCTAACCCCATTTTTACCACCACTGTAAAAACCTTCACCTGCTACAACTGAAATAAACACTCCAGGTTTAAGTTCAAGTGATGCTCTAATGCCCATTTTAGTAACAGGGTGTACTTCAAATTTTAAATCGTCAAATGTTTTCATAACCTTTAATTTTAGCATGGGCAAACAACCCATAATGTGAAATATAATAAATAAAACACAGCTGCAATAAATAAAAATGCTGCTACTGTGTCGAACTCTTTTTTGTATTTTTTAAACATAACCTCAATTTTACTTTGTAAATATACGAACTATATTTTGGGTAACCAAATCTAATCGCCAAAAGCTTCTTCCCAAGTTACAGGATTATTTCTTAAATATTCTGTTAATTTTTGTTGTTCCTTATAATCGCTAACAAATTCTTGTTCCGCAGTATTAGTTTGTGGTTTTGGTTGATTTAACATCCAAGGTGTGTTCTCTTTACACCATCTAATATAACCAGGGTCATATCTTTCAACTTCAGATATTAACCTACCTTTGTATTTGCCTCTTGGAAATCTCATATAACTAAATATACAAAATAAAGGCGTCATATCAATGACGTTAATATGACGTTGATATTACATATGTATAACTGAACATTAAACTATATACTATGAAACGATTAATTATAATGGGTTTAATGTTAATTGGAACTCTCAGCTTCGCTCACAATAAAACAGAAGCAGATAAAAGAGCAGTTTATACTACTATTAAACAGCAATTAGACGAGGGAAAAATTGATGTTGAAACCGCCCAAAAAATGTGGGATGCTTACAGAAAGTGTTGCTTAAAACAAAAGAAGAGAGCTAAATAGCTCTCTTTTCTTTTTATATTTAAATTTATCTTATTGATAATCTTTTAGGAAACGACTAAAGTGTTCTTTTAATTTACCACCATATTTAAGGTCTTCTACTTTATCATTTAAAAATTCAGTGTTAACTGTAGCAAAATTTATAAATTCATCTACAATTTCATCTTCACTAGCACCTATAATATCTTTAGAGTGCATTTTCATAAAAGCTGAGATGGCTTCCTTACCAATACCTTTAGATTTAAGGAATTCAGCAGGACCAAATATTGCTTCATCAACTGAATCTTCTTCTCTCATGCCCATTTGCATTCTTTGCTCTCTTTCAAAATCAGCATCTGTATTTACACCAGCTAATTTTTCACCTTGAGCTTGAATATTATCTAAATGTTTTAACATTTCAATACCTAAATAATCAACTACATCTTCAGCTTGGAATGGATCTTCATCTGTTAAATCAAAGTATAAATCAGCAAACGCTTCTAAAAATTTAGCTTTCATACGTTGGTTTACTAAACCTTCCATACGAGCTCCTTCACGTGAAGTTACTTCTTTTACGTGGCTTGGTTTAATTCCTAATTTAGCAGCAGCACTTTTAACTCCATCTCTAGGTTCTTTATCTTTATCTTTATCTTCACCTTCTTCCATTTTAGAAGCCATAAATTGACCTACTGTGGGTTCAATGTCCATACCTTGGTCTTTTATTGTTTTATTAATTTCAGCATGAAAATCTCCAAAGAACATTGCTGCTTCTTTAGTAGCACCGTCTTCTAAGGCTTCAATGGCACTTTGTAAATGAGAATTTTCTCTATGGTAATTAACATCTTCAAAATCATCAGATATTTTCTTTAAGGTTTCAAGATCAGTATCAACACCTGCTTTTAATCCCGCCATTAACATTCCATCATAATCAAAATCTCTAGTCCAACCTGAACCGATTTGATATTCTTCGTAAATGTCTATTAAATTGTATTTGCTCATTATTTTTGTTTTTTAGGTCTCCCTCTACGTTTTTTTCCTTTAGCAGCATCCGCGATGTCTTTAACTTCATCAACTACGTCTTTTACTTCTTCTACTACGTCTTTTACTTCCTCTACTACGCGTTTTGTTCTGCGTTTTGCTTCTTTAGCAAATTCCTCAATATCCTCAATTGCCTCCTCGACTTCATCAGGGATAAAATCACCATCAGCGTCATTGATTTTTCCTTTTTTGTAAAACCCAAAATAATAAATTGCTGCTCCAGCTAATAATAGGGCTAAAATAACTAAAATTGTGTCCATAAGATAAATTTATTTTGTTATAAATATATAAAAATTATACTAAATTATACTTTTGTTTATACTTACCAATAAACGATTTTCCTACTGCTAAATCAAGTATTTCTGCTTTTTCAGGCACACCCGGTAACTTTTTAGCACTAATAACGTAATCAATATTTTTATTAAATACCTTTATTTTAGTTTTAGCATTTGAACGATTTGATGTTTTGAATACCATTACAACAGGATTTTTACCATACATTCTTTGATCAATATCTGGTTTTGTTTTTTCACCTGCTTTAAATTTAGATTCAACTGAATAGCATCCATTTGGATTTTTATTTACATCATATTTGTAAATAGCATCTTCAGTATCTAATACCCACTGATCTAATTTTTCTACATTTTCACTTGGTCTACCTCTACTCATATTATTTCCAAATTAAATTATATAATTCTTGTGTATTCATTATTCTTTTTCTAATAAATTCTAATTTCCTTTTATGACCCCCATGATTATTAATTACATGGTTAGGATTAAATATTTTATGGGTCCATCTTATCCCTCCATTGTTATTACAATAAGTTTTCAATTCAGAAAGATCAGATTTTGGAATTACTACAAATTTATCTTCTTCTAAATAACTGTTAAAAGCCGAGGGGGTGTAATGAATTAAATAATCATAATCTTCTTTTTGTAGGAAGGAAGCAAAACCTACTGTTCTACCTAGATCCATAGCTTGATTAACATTACATTTTAATTCAAGTCTTAAATTATTTACTTCAATATCATAATCATCTATGATATCCCCAACAAACTTTCCATCTAATTTTTTAGCAAGGGTTTTTTGGTTTAAAATATTAATAACATTTTTTCCTTCACTTTTTAACCCTAAAATAGTGTTTAATAATTCATCTTTATTTAAATTGGTAAAGTGATTATTAATTGAATTTTTATCCCATGTTTGTTCCATAACCATTATTTTTAATTATACCCCAATATACGACCCCTTTTTCAGGTAAAGAAATTTCTTGTGCCTTACTTTACTTTTTTTTCTAATTCTTTTATGTGTTTACAACGATTATCAAATGCTCTCCATCTACCTGGGCAATCACAGTAAAACTTACCTGAATCAGGATAATATACTGTTTTATACGTTTTATCCGCACTGCTACTACTGGTGTGAGTTTCAATAACAGGTTCTTGTTTAATCCTTGGTTTTGGTTTAACCCATTCTATATCATCAACTGTAGTACCATCAACTACCTCTTGCCATAATGGCATCAAATATGTTTTACCATTATTTTTCCAAATCATAGGTGGTATAAGTGGATGTTCATATTTGTACTTAAACCTATTTACCATTACAGAAGGACCAAATCCACTACCAGGTATGCTTAATGCACCTTCAGTATGGATAATTCGTTTTCTGTAATTGCCGTGTTTATTTAAATTTTTAAACTCCCAGAGTGCCATAACCTTTATTTACCTTGTAAATATACGAAAAAAAGGACGTGTTTCCACGTCCTTTATGCTTTTCTTTTCTATAGTATTTCTTTTTGTTCCTATGAGGTGTAGGAACTTTTAAAGCATCCTGCCACTCATGTTGAGTAAGAGTTATTTGCTTTAATTTAACATTCCGCTTCATTGGATTGGGATTTTGAATTTAAATCTACAGATAGGGCATCACAAAAATGTTTTAACTGTCCCGCCTGATGGAGAGTAATAAAATCTCTATCAGTCATTGTATTAAATAATTTCATTACAGTTATATTCATTTTATTTTCCCTGTCCTCTGTACCGTTTAACATAATTTTTACTTTGTTTTAGTTTAGATGATTTGCTTTTAGCGTGAACACCTGGTCGTTTTTTTCTTCCTCCTGATGGAGTGTAGTTATTAGTTAGAACTTTAGCCATTGTTTTTATTATAAATATTTAAATTATATCCCTTAAATAAACTCATATATGTAGTTATTTTAGTACCATTTCCATCTTGGAAATCGTATCCTTTTTTAAAGAAAGTACGAACACTTCCTGCACCCCCCAAATGTGCTGCTGCAAGTATTCCTGACTCTGTTATGTAGATACCATTAATAGTTTTACCCTCAAATTTATTAATATAATATTTTAAATTATTATAATTATGTTCAAGTAAATCTTGCATTGCTTCTTCTTGAAGATGGGGGTTAGATAAAAATTCTTTTCTACTAATATTCCATCCTAGGTTTTTTAAAGTAGCCATACCAAATTGGTATTTACCCATATAGCCAAATCTATTAACTACACCATACCTATTAGAAGATTCCTTAAAACCTAATGCATCTAAAAAATCATCATGTGTTTTTTCTTCTACAATTTTAACAACTTTTTTTTCTATTTTTGCTTCCTCTTTAATTTTATTTTCAAAAGTGGGAGCATAAAGGCTAGAAGATACCATTAATACTAAAGTTATCAATAAAGTTTTCATAATTAAAAGTTTTTAAGAAAGTCGCCTTTAATAGGCTTTGACTTAAGCTGATTGGCTTTTTCGTCATTTTTAAGCATCTTATCTGTTAGTTTTTCTAAATGCTTAGATTTTTGGTTATCATAATCTTTAACTATTCGATTATGTTTTTTTTGATATGATTTACCTTTTCTCATATTCTTGAAATATATTGGTTAACATCATCTTCATCATCATCTGCTAATCCTAATTCTCTTAGGCGTTGTAAATGGTAATCATCTACTTCAAATTCAATTTTCTCACTTGTACCATGATGTTCCTGATGTGACTCAATCTGTTTTACATCCTTTTCAGTAAAAATATCTCCTACTGTAAGAAAGTAGTGGTTATAACATAGTAATTCTATATTTTCTTTACTATAGTTAGACTTATTATTGTCTTTAAAGTGCAACAATAAGGGCATTTTATAATCTAATACCCGTCGTTCTTGAAAACCACACATTGAGCATTGCTCTAATAAATATCCAGCTTCTATTAAACGATACTTTATTTTTGCAGGGGTAAAATGAGCTGCCGATACTCTTCCCTCAATTATATCTAAAAGTGCGGGTTCTTTACCCTTACCTTTTAAAAATTTAGGTATACCTTTGCCGCTTTGATTTTTATGATTTTCAAATAAGCCATACAACTTAGCATATCTCTTATAATGTTGATAAGAAACATGCAAGTACCTTGCAGCGGCCATATTTGATTTAGTATTTGCTTGAGCCGCCACTATCATTTCTTTTGATAATGGTTTGGGTTTTGGCATAACTAATCTTCCTCTACAGGATTATTTATAATTTTAAAAGGTCCTTGAAGATTTCTTTCTTCAGATTCAAAATTTAATATTTCAGCTTTATTTTTCTTTTTAGATTTAGAATTAATAGCTTCCATCATTTCATACTGTAGATACTCGTTTTCTTCCATTATAATGGTTTCTGTCCAAGAGTGGTCGCCTTCTCCCATTTGCACTGGTAAAGCACGTTTTTTACCCACTAAATTTAATCCTTCTGAACAATGGACACAGAAATCATAGCCAAATTTTATTTTTCTAAGTTCTGGCATATCGTTACCGCACTTAGAACATGGAATCATTTTCACTTGAGTTGGTTTTTTAATAGTCTGTAGCATAAATATATAACCTTTTAAAAATTAGGATGGAATATACGAAGGGATATTGAGATATCCAACTATTTTCATTTTTTTATTTTATCTTTTTCTGATATTGTTATTTTTTCCTCTTTAGTATAATATTCTATTGATTTTTTAATATTAGGGATTGTATTCCATATTATACTAGAATAAGTATCAGGATTAAATTTACCTTTAACTCCATAATATAGTATAGTATTAGGTTTTAATGTTAAATACCCATGAGCATAGTTTTCCTCAATAACTAATACTTCACTATCAGGAGTTAAAATATATTTTTTAACTTCACCTGTGTTCAAATCATATAAATAATCTACTATTTTACCTTGAATTACACTTATGTATTTAACCTGATAGGGATTAGACTGGTAGTGTAACCCCCTAAAAGTATATTTGTGAGTATTAGTAGATATAAATATTTGATCATATTTAACTTGATCTTCTAAAATAAATAACCCTCTATGATCTTTTATTTTCTTCATCCAAAATATCAGGGTTTTGTTTTATAGTTTGTTTTGTAATCAAATCCTTTAACCTAGTAGTAGACCAGTTATGTGATCTGGAGGTATAAATAACATTTATGGGTAAGTCATCTCCTGTAAACGGTTTACCAATATAATCTTCACCTAATATTCTTAAATCAGGTTTCCAAAACTTAATTAATTCTAATAATTCCTCTTCAGTTTGATACATAAATACTTCATCAATGTGTCTAATAGACATTAATGCTTTATATCTATCCCATTCAGGTATAACAGGTTTATATTTAGATTTTCTATGTATGGATGGGTCTTTTTGTAAAAATATAATAAATTTCTCACAATGACGCTTTGCTTCCTCAAAGGTATAAATATAACCTGGATGTAATAAGTCAAAATTACCTGCTGTAAATCCTAATTTATACTTTTTCATACATTAATTAAATTATTAGTATATTCATTCATTTGAATTATATCTATAGATAGATTACCCAATTTAAAATTACCAATTTGGCCACTTTGTTTTATAATTTGAGATAGACGTTGAATATTCGTAAAATCATTTTGGTTAAGTGTACTACCATCTATATTAACTAATATTTCATTATTTTTTTCATTACCAAAAGGTTTTACTCTTTCATTTAAATCTATAATAGTATTAGATTGTTCACTGTCAATGTAATTTTTAATTAAAGTATGAACATTACCTTCATCAACATAAATTGTATCACACCAAGGTTCTAATGCTGCTAATAATTGGCTATTACAATTTTTAACTATAAATCCAACATCATATTTGGGGGGTATTATAGGTTTCATGTGGGCATCATGTAGTATAAAATGCCCCCATTTACGTATAAAGTTTTTTCCATTTTTAGTTGTAGTGTAAAGCCATTCATCTGAGTTTTTGCCAGCAGCCCCACCAGCATGTTTATTAAATCTTGAACCTCTAGAAGTAAAATGATATACTAAAGCATCCCATGGTTGGATAAATTTATACCCCTTAAGTTGAAATCTATTAAATAAATCTGAGTCTTCTTTAGATTGAGGGGCAAATAATTCATCATGTCCCCCAATAACCAAAAAATCTTCCTTATACATACACCAGGGAGCAAATATCCCCTCAGTAGTCTTATTTTCTTTTAATTTTTCACTTTCATTATACCATGTCTCAAAATTAAATTCTTCAACTTCTATACCAAAGTTTTTTAGTATTTTTTCGGGGCCATCAGGATGTAAAGGTGGTTCAACTCTGGTAGCAGTAACTACTTTACCTTTTTCTAAATGTTTAAGAATATTTTTATCTAAATCTTTACAAGCTACCATATCAGCATGGAAAGCCATAATGATATCTGTTCTTGCCATTTCAATACCTTTATCAAACATTCCCACTATACCTATCCTTTCAGGGCCCGGATTATGGTGTGTAATTAAATCAGGATCATTTTGGGATTGAATCCATTCTTTTGTACCATCTGTAGATGCATCGTTTAAAACTAATATTTCATGTTTTGTTTCTAAGTTACGAATAGATTTATAGGCGAGTTGTAGAAACTCCAAATTGTTTCTTGAGGGTATAACAAAGGTTATTTTCTTCATGGGTTATTTTTTATAATTTAAATTTACTTTCGTGGTAATATTCTTGATATAAATTAAGAGTTTGTTTACTACATAATGTATAAAACTCTTCGTTAGTATGCAACTTATTTATTAGTTTTCTTGCATTGTGTAAATCCCCATCTTTTACTGTTAAATTTGGGTGTAGTATTCTTTGAGTATCTAGTCCTTCATAACCTATACAAGGAATACCTAAGTAAGCACAGTTAAGGGCAAAGGTACCTGCAGCATGAGTTCTCATCATATGAACTCCTATCTTACGTTTACTAAGCTCAGTTATCCATTTATCCCATTGCATGTAGGGAAGTTGTTTAATACCCAACTGTTCTTCCCCTTCTTGACGTCTACCCATCATAGGGGAATAGATTTCGTCTGTAATACTACTGGCCATCATAAATGAGTCAAAACCACCATACCAACTTTTAAAGTTACCACCAATCATTACACCAGTTCTATCTTGGGGAGGGGTAATATTTCCAATAGGATCTTCTATCATTAGCGAACGAAGCACTCTTACATCCTTATGGTTTGTAAGGCCTTTAAAGTATTCTACGTCTAATTCATTATGAGCTAAAATGATATCAGCAACAGTTAAATTATTAAAATAGTGGATTTGGTTTGGGAGGGCATATTCTTGGAAGTACCAAAAAGGTCCCTCTTGCATTACAGCTACTTGTTTACATTTAGTTTTATATCTAGGAATATCAACAAGCTCTGGGGTGTTTTTAGAATTGATAGCTATCCCTAAATCATATTCTTCATCGGGAGTCTTAGTAAGAGGATAGTGATCAGCATTTAATGCAACCATCCAGGCAAACTCAGTTCTCATATTAGGATGGGTTCTAGGAATTTTTCCTATAAAATCCATTTCTGTAAAAAAAGCTATTTTCATATTTCAGCTATAGTTTTATTACTTAATTTATAATTTTTAAATAAAAATTCCAACGATAAATTCAATTGTTTATAGTTATTTTCACTCCAAACATTATCATTCCAATCCCCACAAATATGTGAATGTAGCATTACATTGTTATTATGGATTACTATATTAGTTTCATGTATACCATCAGCCCCAAAGATTTCCTTAAGCTTCCATTTTAGGCCATTATTATGTTCATAATGTAGGGCAGCATACTCAAATTTATCTTCTAAATATTCTTTAGCTAATGGGTGACACATCCAACCTGGGTTTCTCCATCCTATAGGTTTAATGTTAACTTTATTCCATTCTTCAAACATTAATTTTATTCTATCCTGTATATCTTGTTTAGTATTTAATTCAGCAAACTCCATCTCTCCAAACTGTTTGGGATTTAAAGTTTGGTGGTAATGCCCATGGGCTGCTAATTCAAATATATTAGCCTCTTTTAACTCTTTAATCCAATTTTTATTTTTAGATATTGGGGCTTTATTATGGTAATTAGAAGGAATAAATAAAGTAAATTTTACATTAAAGGTTTTATTTAAATTAAATAAATATTCTTCAGTTTTATCACCAAATATTCTCCAACCTTTAAGTGGGTTTACATCATCAATAGCTATAGTTAAATTCACTCAGATAATTTTTTAAATAATAATTTATAATCTTTTTGTTGATAATTTAAATCAAATTTTTCTTTTAAATTACTAATAAACCCTACATAATCTTTCCATTCTTTTGTACCAAATTTGCTTTTTAGCAATTCATATTTATTATTTAAGTCATTTATATCTTCAGAAATAAATAAGGGATAATCTTCGGGTAAAAAATCCATAACTGAAGTATCTTTAGAAGTTAAAAAAGCAACATTACTTGCAGTAGCTATTGCTAATTTGGTAGCGGGTTTTAGATAAAAATCTTTTATTGAGGGGCTTCGATGAGAAAAATGTACATGAAATTGTTGGGCTTTATATTTTAATTCTTCTATACCTAATCTTATATTAAACTCTAACCATTTAGGTTTATTATTAAAATAAATATCGTTATAGGGTACCCCAAAGTAACCAACTGAAAGATTAGATTTTTTATTAACAGTTATTCCATCAAACCTACAATCATAATGGTGAGGTATAACGGATATTATTTGTTTTTCAGATAAACCCCCAATCATATTTTTATATTGGGTATTAGGAAATATAAAGGCATCTAAAAAGGGATATAATTTTAATTCTTCTGGGGTAATCCAAATAAGATAATCGCAGGGATTAAGAACTAATTTGTTGTTATTATTTTTAAGCTTCTCTAATAACTTAATATTTAATTTATAATCATTTATTAAAGATCCATTAAATACTAATATGCTATTTTTTAAATCTGTAAAAGAATCTACTATTCTAGTATTCAGACCAAAATTATTTAGTTTTTCGGATACCATTTTACCCAAAAGATAATTAGAAGGGTAGATTCTGCCCTCTATATCTTTAACAATAAAATAAACATTTTTCATTATCTTAAAAAGTTATTTAATTTACTTAAATCCATTCTAGTATCTTTAGGAATATGAATAGGAGCAGAAATACCTTTACTAAAAGGGGCTAATTCTTGCAAATTTTTACTACCTGTTCCTACATTAAAAACCCCCTTAGCATCTTTATTAATCAATTCTATAATTAAACCCGCTATTTTATCTACTGTATCCCCTGACGTTTGTACATCCCATACTTGTGAATAGGGAAATGGATTAGGTTTATGTAATTCTCTACAAATTAAATAGTTACTATTACGTAATTGAATGTATTCATCTGCTAATAATTTGGTATAAGCATACCAAGTTTTATCAGGATAAGGCAAATCTTCTTCAGTGGGGAAACCCTTATTATTAGCATAAACAAATTCCGTTGAAATGTGGACTAATTTAACTCCTTCAGTATTACATGTTTCACTTAAATCTGCTGCAAATTTATAATTTATATCGTAGTGGGGTTGTTTTTCCCTTGAATAAGTGTCTGTATAAGCTATACAATTTACTACTACATCATAAGTGTAAATAAGGTTAGATAATTCCCCAAAATTATTAATATTAGGTAAATTACCTAACTTTCTAGAAACATTATCCCATCCAGTTTGTTTTACTATCTCTTTACCCAATAAACCATCTCCAAGTACTAATACTTTCATTTTGTTACTTCGTAATAATCCCCAACTTTAAATTTCATTTTAGAATATATAGCAGCTGTACCTTCTTCTTCACTATATTTTGATAATGGAATACATCTAAAATCAACACTTACTCTGGTATTAAGTGTAGTATTTTGTTTATTACCGTGCATTAAACTATTACCATTCCATTTTACTACTTGACCATAAAGAGTATTCATAGGTGAATAATCTGCCTTATCTTCTTCTGATTCAACCCAAATTGTATTTGTTAAATAAGCATCTGTAAATGGTAAGAAAAAATTTCTTTCTTCTTCATTATGGGCATAATCTCTATCCCTATGAAACTCAAATACCCCTAAATTATTTACTAATTGAGTCCTAAATGTAGGTATTTTTTGGTATACTATATCTTCACCAAATGTTGGCTTTACAACTTCATTAATAAATTCATTATATAAGGGTAAAAATTTATTTAAGTTATCATAGTATCTTCTATGCCATACTGTTGATTGATCAGTACCTTTAACAAATAATTCATAATCTTGGTCTAAATGAATTTTTTCTAAATTATTTGTTTCTAAAACGTTTTCAACAATTTTTCTAAAATTATATTTTTCGGTATCGTAATTTATAAATTCCATATCTATTGATTAAAAAATTCTTTTATTTTATCACAAACATAATCTACATCTTCAATTGTCATTCCATGATGTGCCCCTAATAAAAACCCATTTTTCATAATAATATCCGAGTTTTCAAAATCTTCTAGATATTCTCTATAAACAGGATGACGTGTTACGTTACCAGCAAATGTTACTCGTGTTTGAATATTATTTTCTTCTAGAAATGATAATAATTCAAACCGTTTTTCGGTTTGTAAAGGGATAGCTAGCCAATGTGGTTTTAAACTATCATCTGGTAGGAGGATTTCTTTAACATCTTTAAGATTTTCTAAATAACGTTCAAAATTAGCTCTACGAATGCCCGCATTAACTTTAAATCTCTCCAATTGCACTAACCCAAATGCAGCATTCATTTCACTAGCTTTCATATGGTAACCCAATACTGAATATAAAAATTTATGGTCATAAGGGATTCCATCTACTTTATGGTTAAATCTGTCATCCATAATTTCAGAATCATCACCTAATCTACCCCAATCTCTGTATTGTAAACATTTAGTAACGTGTTTTTTATTATTATACATTACCATTCCTCCTACACCACCAGCTGTAATAACGTGTGATGCATAAAAGCTTGTTGTAGCAACATCTGTTACAGGTGTTTTAGTTAATGTGTCAGCTGAATCTTCAATTAAGAAAATATCTTCTCTACCCATATCAACTAATGATTTTTTAAGTTTAGGCCAATCTGGTTTATTACCAATTAAATTTGGTAACATAATTGCTGATGTATTATCTGTTACTTTAGCTATAACTTGGTCTATATTTGCACAATACGTTGTTAAATCTACATCTACAAATACAGGTACATATCCTAATTGAATAATAGGAGCTAATGTAGTAGCAAATGTACAAGCTGGGGTAATAATTTTAGTCCCTTTAGGTAAATCTAAAGCAGCAATAGCTAGTAAACATGCTGATGAACCTGAATTAACGAATACACCATATTTTTTACCAAATGTTTTAGCAATTTTCTCCTCAAATTCAACTGATTTGGGACCTTGTCCTCCTAACCAACCGGATTTTAAAGATTCAACCACGGCATCAATTTCTTCTTGCCCATATGCCTCTTGTTTATAAGGTGCGTACCATATTTTTTTCATAATGTGTTATAATAATTATTTTGTCTTTCTTGCCGTTTAATATCTTTTGGGTGAATTAAAGCCAATTCAGGGTGAGCGGGCAGTAGTGAATAGGTTTTAAAACCATCCAATTGTTCATGGACTTTATTTTTCCATTTAATCTCTGGTTTATTTTTCCAAATTCTCCATTGATAGTCGGGCCAATTAACTCTATCTTGTTCATCAACATTCCATCTCCATTTTTGAATATGTTCTTGAGTTAAACCTGATACAGTATTGACTCTAGGGACTAAATAAACTTCATTATCGGGATTCTCCTCTAATATAGAAGGTAAGTAACTGATTAATGTTTCTGTAAGGTATTCATCTGCATCTATTTGAAAAATGTAGTCTCCCAAGCAGTATTCTGTTAGCTTATTTTTCCAATCAGCAAAATGATTATTAAACTCACCACTATAGTATCTAAAATGTGAGTTAATACTATCAAACCCCTTTAAATAATCTTCTACTTCTTTAGTTCCATTTTTGCTATCAAATAAAACCACTATTTCATCCTGTGTTCTCTTATGAGAAAATAAAAAAGGAATTATTTTTTGAACTTCATATGCTTCATTGCATACTGTTATTGCATAACTTATTTTCATTTCTATTCAGGTAATATTCCAATATAAGAAAGGGCTTCTATAAAATCACGTTCTTTAAAATGTTTTATAGTAGACATATCTGTTTTATACCCTTTTTCTTCATCGGGTATAGCTTTTACTCCTGCCCAAGCCCAATTATCTCTTCCTGTACCATCAGCAAAAATCATTCCTTTTTCTTTAATATTAATTGTAGAAGGCATCCAAATTTTACCTGTATCTTCTTCCTCATCCATTAATGCCTTATATAATTCAGGAAGTAATTCCCATTGTTCAGTGAAAAATTCTGATCCTTTTTTCATTAAAGAATTAGATTGAAAACCACAACCATAACACATTTCAATCGAAATATCTTTAGTTACTTCTTGTCTATAGCAAGCATCAGAACCACAACGGGTACATTCTGTTAATTCGTCAAAATTCATTATTATATTTTTTCTAATTTAGGCAAATTTAATTGGGGTAAATTTAGTTGCACTTGAGAAGGAAATTCAGGTATGTTATTTTCTAAAACATTACCTACTAATTCCTTCATTTTTTCCCAACTAAAATTAGATTTAGAATATCTTGCCTGTTGTTTTGATTTAACTCTAAAATCTTTATACTTTTTATGTACATTTTTTAAAGCCTGTCCAGCATGGATACTACTTACTTTAAACCACTGAGATTCTTTAATTAGCCAATCATTAGCGGCACTAGAGTGTACATTTTCTAACTCCCCAGGAAGTAATACTGAAAAATTAGGATTTAAAAAATCTTTTTGACCTGACCACCCAGAAGCTATAATAGGTTTACCTGTTAAACTAAATTCTAGTAAAGGTCTACCATACCCTTCTCCCTTAGTAAAAGATATCATTGCCTTTACCTTAGAATGATTATAAAGTTGATTCATATCTTCATCACTAAAGGATCCATTAATTAGATAAACATTAGGTAAGGTTCCTGCTTTAACAGTTTGTCTAATTTTCTTTATTCTATCTAAAATTTCATTACGGCTAATATAAGATTCTACTCCTATAGAACATTTTAATATTAACCCAGGTGGTGATTTTTTATTTTTGAAGGTTTCAAGAAATGCTTTGATCATAAAGGATACATTTTTTCTATCATGACCAAAATCTCCATTCATCCAATGACCAACAAACAAATAATTGAAGTTTTCTTTTACCATAGATAAATCAATATTATTTTTAGTTTGGAGTGGTTTATAAACATCTAAATTTGCTCCTTCAAATATAACATGAATTGGTTTTTCACTTCTTACTGTGCCCGTAATTTGTCCCGTTCTAGTATCTTTCTGTTCATACACCATAGATTCAAAAACTCCTTTAGTATGGTTTGAAGAAGCCCAATTCATATCCATTCGGTTTAATCCTAAAATCCATTCAGCTTTACATGCCGTGGATTCAATCCCAGCTGTACAACCAATATTATATTTCCCTACAGGTTGAAATTCATTAGGAATTGTAATTTGCATCCAAATTTCGGGTTTTGTTTGGTTCCAATTTGGGCTAACTATATAATCTTTCAAAAAAGTCCATTCTGGGTGGTCTGTACAAAAATTCCAAGCAGTGGAACCCCATCTTTGTGGGAGTAATTCTACTTTATATTTATCTAATTCAATGATAGCTTTAACTATATCTCTAGATCTTGCTCCATATCCTGAATAGGTGTCAAAAGGGCACGATATAACAAATCTTGGTTTACTCATTAATATATTAATTTGTGGTTTACATAATTTCCTTTATACTCATTAGTATTTACTACTTCATATTGTTCTCTTGGTTTCCAAGTTTCAAATAATTCAGTAAAGGCTTTCATTACTCTATTTACTTGATGTTGCGAGGTAAATCCGGCTTCATCACTTATTGCCCATTCTCTACCTTTTGATCCCCTTTGTTCTCTTTCTTCAGGAGATAAATTATATACTTCTTTAAGTCTTTCTACTACATCTTCCCAAGCACATCTATCATCATAAATGTAAGGAGTAGGAGGAGAACCTTGTATTGATCTTGAAGTAGGATACACAGGGAATGCCCATTCACCATGTTCCTTATAAGTACCTCTATGGTTAGAAGGAACATCAGCAGAAGGAGTAAACCAATCACCATTATTATCAGTAAATCTCATTTGGTCCTGCATTCCTCCTGTAGTATTAGCTATAATAGGGGTTCCGGCTAAAATGGCTTCTGTAATAGTAAGTCCCCAACCTTCATTTGAAGTTAGTAAAGTTTGAACATCTGCTATATTATATAAATAATTTAATTGCTCTTGGGTAAGTTTATTAGTATGTAGTATTACATTGTCCTCATATTTTTCGTCAAATAGATACTCTTTAACTTTTGGTAAATCAGTTCCAGCATTAGTAACTAATTCTGTATGGAGCAAGAAAAAACATTTTTTAGCTTTTTCTTCTGGTAATGAATCTAAAAATACCCTAAATGCCATTAAATTATCGGGTATAGATTTTCTTCTAATATTTCTTGAATTAAAAAATACTACAAATTCTGGGTTGTGTTTTCCAAATATTTCTTTTTTAAACTTTAATAAACCACTATCTTCTTTATCCAGGGGTTTGAAAATGTTAGGATTTAAACCATGAGGTACATACCTAAATATTTTATTTTTTTCTTTACCTTTTAAAACTAGTTTATTAATATTTACAGTTTGTTTTGAAATACCCATTAATAAATCACATGCCTCGTAATAAGGTTGGTTGTACATAGGAGCTGGGTAATCATCCCAAATATTAAGGTAAGTAATTGGAATTTTTTTACGGATTTCACTTTCCATATTAAATAACCAAGTGAAATATCTTGGATCCGTAATTAACATTATAGCATCCGGATTTTCAAGGTTTATAATTTGTCTTAGTAATTCTGGTGTGCCATAACCATCTGTTGGATATAACATTACTGAAGAATCTTCTATATTAGCAGTAGTATTAGTATCAGGGCTGATATCAAGTTTTTTGCCCTTATCTGGATGGTTTATAGCCCCAGCTATTTGAACCCAATTAAAATGGTGAACGGTATGAAGTACAATTTCTTTAGCTACTGTAGCTACTCCAGAATGTACCCTAATATCATCACATATTAGGAGAATTTTCTTCCTCTTATCTTTAGGAAGATGATCAAAACTTTTATTCATTTATATTTAATTTATAATTCGAGATTAGTTTGATTGTTAATTGATTTACGGAAATCTTCATCTGTAAGATACAAATAAATAGCCCGATCAGCAAGTTTTTGGAAAGAAAACTTTCGTTTTACACATTCAATCTTAAAATTCTCAAATAAATCGCTTTTGATTTTTACACTAGTAAGTGTCATATCTTTTTTTGCGCTCATAGTCTTTATTTTAATAACATTATTTACTATACATATATAAAGAGTCTAGTAGATTATACCTTCCCCACATCTTTCTTTATCTTCTTTAAAGGGGCAAAACATACAATTCCACTTAGAAACAGATTTAGGGTATTCTACATCTTTAATATCCCCATTTGAGTTAAAACATTCGCTTATAAAATTATTTATAGCCTTTTTAGCTCGTCCTAATTTAATTTTTCCGCTAGGTGGTGTGAATGTTTGTACTCTATATGCTTGGTGGGGTGACATTATTTTTTCATCATCCCAATCCATTACTTTTCTTTTAACAATAAAAAATTCAATATCAATGTTACTTAAGGGAACACCGTATTGCTCACTAAAAAATTGTTTATATAAAAGCAATTGATATTGTTTGTCTTCATTCTTTTTATCTCTAGCATTCCAACCCTTAGTACTGGTCTTTATATCTATTATCTTAAATGTCTCTGTTGGTTCATGGTATAATACAACATCAAGAAATCCTGTATATTTTATGTTGTTATACATTTTATTTGGTGAGATTACTATAGGTAATTCACAACCAACCAAATGCCACCCACGTTTTGAAAAATACCTAGCTCGTTTCTTTTTAAACCAATTTAAAATTCCAACACCGTCCTCAAAAAATTCTCTCATTTCTTCAGCAGATGAAAAATGCTGTTCTTTATTTCGTTTATATTGAGATTGATATTCACCTATAAATTTTTCTTGAAATAAACTTTCTAAATCTAATCTATCAGCGTTAGCGGCACTAGTATCAAACATTACATCTAAATAATGTTGTAATACTTCGTGTATAGCAGTTCCAAATACAGTATGAATTGAAGAAGTAAATACCTTTATTTTATCCTTGTATTGGAGTTTCCAACGATGAGGACACCCACGAAATATAGACATTTGTGAGTAAGAGACATTTTTTTGATAAGCAAAATTAAGCTCTTGGGGAGGATTACTTCTAATCTCTCTTACTATTTTAGGAATTTTCTTTGGCAAGAGATTTTAATTTTTCAATGTATAAAGTAGCATCCATTAGTTCTTCTTGTAAATGGGTAAGCCAATCTAATAAGTTTAAATCATTACGTTCTAAGGTAGTACCATATTTTTCAATACCAGTTCTGGAACGTTCTGTGAATTTATCCTTAACTTTTTCTACTAATTGGTCTATTGGAGGAGTATAAGAGGTATCACTGTAGAAAGATGAATTTTTTTCCTTTTTTCCCTCAAACCATTTTTTAACTGAATCACCCATTTACTTGTACTGGTCGGTTAATATTGAAATATTTTTCTAGAATTTCTAGTCTATCCTCGGCATCCACAAGTTTCATTAGGGCTTCTTCGGCATTGTTATAAAAGTCTTCTGTTGAATGGTCTCCAATACCAACTGCT